GAATTAAATTTGTCTGATTTTGACTATACGGTCATTCAGGTAAACAATCCAGAAGGATTAGATATTTACCCATTTTTAGATGGATGGGTTGATGGTGTTAAATTCATTAAAACAGAAAAAATAGAAGATGTCGAATTATAGAAACGTTACACCTGAGGAAATCACATATGCTTGGGTAATTAGTCAGCTTGATTGCGCACCATCATACGAAGGAATGCAGGATTATGTTGTCACCGTTCATTGGCGGTACACAGCATCATTCGAAACGTATTTCACAGACATTTACGGTGCGCAAAGTTATAGCGAAGTAGCTGGACCTGATTTTATTCCTTATGCAGATTTGACTGAGGAAATTGTAATTGGTTGGTTGGAGTCATCATTGGATGTGCCACAGATGCAAGCAGGTTTAGCGCAATCAATTGAGGATTTAGTAAATCCACCTGTAATTGTTTTACCATTACCTTGGGCGCAGCCTGAGGAGCCAAGCGAGCCAATCGTAAATATTTAATGGCTGTAATTAGCGGAAATCATTTAGTCGTTTATGATAACGATATGGCATTAGGGCATTCAACGTCCTGTGCCATTTCGTTTAATATGTCTACTGCGGAAGCTACAACCAAAGATTCAAACGGATGGCAAGAAGTATTAGCCGGAAAAAGAACAGCAACGATAAAGGTTGAAGCATTAGTTGATTATTCGCAAACACAAAATTATAATGATTGGGTTACGCAGATAATCACAAGAAAATACACTAAGTGGGTATTTAAAGATGCAACTGCATTCTATATGGGTGGTGGTTATGTGTTAAGTTGTGAGCAGGTTGCAGACTTTGAAAATGTTGATAAATATTCAATAGAAATTCAAATTGATGGTAGGGTTTATGTTGAGCCAAGACTGCCTTGGAATTTGGTTTTTACAAATTGGGAAAACATAAATATAAATTGGGAAAATGTGTAATGCTTTTTCATATATTTGTCAAAAGAAAACGAAATAATTTAATAGCAATATGGCAACATCAGGAGTATTTAACGGAACTAATTTATTAATCAAAGTTGACGACGTAGTAATTGGTCACACTACATCTTGTACTTTATCAATCAGCCACGATATCGCTGACGCAACTACAAAGGATTCAGCTGGTTGGTCAGAAGGTATTTCAGGCTTGCGTTCAGGTGAGATTTCATTTGACGGCTTGGTTGATTATTCAGATGCAACTAACGTTGTTGATTTGTTTGATATGATTGCAAACCGTACTCAGATTTCTTGCAAATTTGGAACAGCTGCAACAGGCGATACTGTTTTAAATGCAGAAGGTTATTTGACATCGTTAGAGCAAACAGGTGAAATGGAAGCATCTGTTACTTACAGCGGTTCAATTACATTGACAGGAGCAATCACTAAGTCAACAAACTAAAAATTTGTTTTCTAAAAATATGACCCGACATCTATAATAACGGTGTCGGGTTTTAAACTTTAATCTAACTAATAAAACAATGAACACTAATCCACAACGTGGGTACTATCAACTCGAACTTGGTGGGAAAACCCGTACACTTCATTTTTCAATGAATTTTTGGGCAGCTTTTGAACAAGCTACCGGTTACTCAATCAGTCAACTTAGCGAAGTATTTTCAAACGGAATCAGTCTAATGACTATTCGTGGAATTATCTATGCTGGTTTGTTAGCTAACGACCAAGAAGAAGGCAATACAATTGACTACACTATTTATTCAGTAGGTAATTGGATGGAAGAAGTTACACCTGAAATGATTGACGAAATTAGCCAAGCTATGATGTCATCTAAAATTTTAGGAATGGACTTAAATGCCGGAGTTCGTAGAAACGTAACTAAATCGACAAAAAACCCAAAGCAGAAAACCCAATAACATGGGACAGTTTGCTTGATTTTTACATTGGTCAGGCAGGTATTCCACCTGAACGTTTTTGGAAAAACACTTGGAGGGAAAATGCTTTATTGGGTGAAAGTTGGTCAATCAATGTAAACTTACAATGGGAAATGACACGTTACATCAGTCATATGGTGTTTAATACCAAAGCAACTAAGCGAAGTCAGATTATTACACCTGATAAACTATTCCCATTGCCGCAAGACATTATGCTTAAAAAGGGTGAGCCAAAGAGTACACCTGAACAGTTAAAGGAATTTATGGAGAAAATTGCGAAAAGTCAGGCTACAAAATAGCTTGGCTTTTTTCTTAACTTTGAACTATGGCAGAGAACATACTAAAAATTCTAATAACCGGTGATGCGGCAGACTTAGACAAAGAACTTTCGAGTGTTGATAAAAAGTTACAGAAACTTGGAGATTCAACAAAAAAAATAGGTGAACGTTTATCATTGTCACTAACTGCACCTTTATTGTTAGCAGGTACAGCAGCAGTAAAACTTGCTTCTGATTTTGACGAATCAATGAACAAGGTACAAGTTGCGTTTAAAGGTTCATCTAAGGAGGTTATTGCATTCTCAAAAACTACATTAAAATCTTTTGGTATTGCGCAAGGTACAGCATTAGATATGGCTGCACAGTTTGGCGATATGAGTACGTCAATGGGTTTGAGTACAGGTCAGGCATCGAAATTATCTACCGGATTAGTAGGATTAGCTGGTGATTTGGCTTCGTTTAAAAATATGAACATCAAGGAAGTAACTACTGCCTTGAATGGTGTTTTTACAGGCGAAACTGAATCATTAAAACGTTTAGGTGTTGTAATGACCGAAAATAACTTGAAGCATTTTGCAATGTCTCAAGGAATCAAAGGAAACATTAAAGACCTTGATGAAAGTCAGAAAGTGTTATTGCGTTACAATTATGTAATGGCAAAAACAGCAAATGCACACGGAGATTTTGAGAGAACAGGTGGTGGTGCAGCAAACCAAATGAGAATGTTTGGTGAATCAATGAAAGAATTAGGAGTTTCATTTGGTCAAGTTATTTTGCCGGCAGTTACATCTATAATTAAAGCATTAAATGGGATGCTTTTGAAAATGAACGAGTTATCCCCTGCTACAAAAACATTTTTATTAATAGCCGGTGGAATTGCGGCATTAGCTGGTCCTATGCTTTATATAGCAGGAAGTGTAATGCCAAAAATGGTTACAGGTTACAAAATGATGACTGCCGCAGCAAGTAAATTTAACTTGACATTAAAAGCAGCAGGTGGAGTTACAGCATTAGCTGCAATGATGGGTTATGCAGTAAAAGCAGCCGTAGATTATTCAAGTGCACAAGTTGATTTAGTTAAAAATAATAAAGAAGTTGTTGCAACCGAAAACGATGCAGTTGATAGTATTTATGAAAAAAATAAAGCTATTTATGCTCAAATTGCTGCAATTGACAAGCAAATTTCACAGCAAAAAGGAATTAAGCCTGGTCAATTTGGTCAAGCAATTGTTGTAAGTGAATCTCAATTAAAAGAATCAAAAAATAAATTAGTTGCTCAATTAAAGCAAAATAGGGCAATTTTACAAAAAGCAAGCGCAACAAGTGCAAAAGAAACATCAATAGGAGGTGTTGATTTAACACCAAAAGGAACAACAGGTGCAGGTAAAGCAGGAAAAGAACAATTTGGATTAGCAGGTGATATTCAATCACTTGCAGATAAAATTGCAGATGCTCGTAAAGAGACACTTGCCTTAAAAAATGAATTTTTAAATTTAAGATGGCCATCGTTAGGTGACCCTTTAAAGGCATTGAATTTTGATACCGAAAAAATAACGGAAAAAATCAAAACACCTTTCCAAATAATGAATCAGCAAATTGCTGCAAATACTAAAGTTCAGCAAGAAGAATTAACAATGTTACAAGATTCATATAAAACTTATATGGGCAATGCTCAGGTTTTGGCTGATGGTCTTGGTCAAATGTTTAGCAATTTAGGAGCAGGATTAATTGATTCATTAGGATTAGCAAAAGATGGAATTGAAGGCATTATTGCTGCAATGGCTAAAATGTTGCTACAATTAGGAATTGGATTGCTTCAAGAGGCTATTATCAATAAAGCAAAGCAGGCATTTTTACGAAAAACTGCAATGACCAATGCTATCGTTGCCGGTTCATCTGCCGCAGCTTCAATGGGTCCAGCAGGTGTTGTTGCCTTGCCGGGACTTATCGCAGGTGCTATGGGTACAGTAGGTGCAGCATTAGCAGGTGTTCAGGCTTTTGCACAGGGTGGTATTGTTAGTGGCCCAACAATGGGTTTAGTTGGTGAGTATCCTGGAGCAAAGTCAAATCCGGAAGTAATTGCACCACTTAATAAATTACAAGGAATGCTAGACCAAGGAAATCAATCAACAGTATTAGGTGGAGAATTTAAAGTACGTGGCCAAGACCTTTTATTGGTTATGCAACGTGCAGAAAAAGAACGTAATCGAATAGGATAATGGCATACAATACTAAATATCGTTTAGATTTTGCAGATGTTCAAGGACATAAACGCAGAGTTGAGATTTTAAAAAAGGATTACGGCGGAGGTGTTTTGCCAATGATTGGTACAGACGAGCCTGTTGTAATTGAATGGAAAGCAGACGATGATTTTTATGAGCCATTAATTGGTTCCACTTGTACTTTAAATTTAATGGTAACTGATGACGTTACCTATGATGAATTTTACCTATTTGATGAAAAAGAATATACAGTAAAAGTATTCTACGAATCATCTCCAGGAACATATACCTTGTATTGGAATGGTTGGATTGCAAATGATATTTACTCAGAAGCAATTACGTCAACACCTTATTCAATTACAGTAAACGCAAATGATGGACTTGGGACATTAGAGGGATACAATACTTGGATTCCGGCAGTCGGTGCTTCACAGCCTACGTTATGGC